CCCACTCTTTTGCTGACCCTTCTCCAGCTTCTCCCCTACCTTGTGAACCAATAGCCCATTCTTTAGAAGACATACTCCCTACGGAAGCTCCTCTAACATCTCCTGATGTATAAACAGCCCAATCTTTAGCAGAGCCTTCATTCTTATGGGTTGACACTCCAGTAGCCCATTCCTTTGCAGAAGCATCCGTAGCTGTGGTAGTAGGAGTTGTTGCTAGTTGTGCCCAGTTTTTAGCCGATCCACCTACAGCAAGTGTGCTACCTTGTGCATACTCCTTTGCGGAATACTCAGTTGTCTGAACATCATCTACAAAATCAAAAACAGTTGTTCCGTCTGTTAATGTAACCCACTCTTCAACTGTTTGAAGCTTAAGTGAGATATCATTAGCATTATCAATAATATTCAGAGCAGATGTAACTGCCAACTCATTACTACCTGCACCAATATATACTGGAGATTTACTCATAGATACCTTTTATATTCTTTCTATCATTGATAAAATAACAGAACATGTTTTTGTCGAAGTAACTTTTATAATATCACCTGTTAATACAGGAGTACCTGCATTATTTAATCCATTCTGTAAAACCATTTTGCCCGGTACAAGATCCACTGAACTATCTGCGGGTAATGGTATTGTGTCTGCCAGCTTAACTACTGTTGCATCATAATAAGCAGTTAAAGTAACAGTTACCTCCGCAGCTTCTGTAGAAGTTGATGCCACATAAAACCCAATTATAACTGAGTCTGCAGCAGCAGGTGTTGCATCATCACTCGATGGTGCTGTAAATACAGTTGTTTCGGTATTAGCTGGAACATTAACTGCATACCTCATATATCTTTCTGCCATATTAATCTCCTAAATGTTTAATCAGAAGGGTTGCTTTATTCAAGTGCAACCCTAAAAACTTGCCTTATTTCGTTTCTACGAACTCGTACAACTCAGCCGCCTTCTTCTTAATATCTTCTATAGTATAAGAATCGGGTTGAAGCTCACTCCAGAGCTTCATGGTTGCTTCACCCTGTTCTTGGGCAAGATCCCAAGCACTTGAGCAAGCATTCTGATTACGTTGTAATTGCTCTTGGAGATAGCTCTGTGCCATTTCTAAAAGCCTGAATCGTAGTTCGAATGGATTAGACATATTCTGTCCCTTTCTGTGTGTGTGTTGTGTATATCTGATTGTTTATCAATAGGTACAATCATAAACCTATAAACCCTTAATCTCCTAATATCATTTGATTTTTCCTAGCAACTCTTGTCATCATTGCCTCTAAAGTTTTTTCTGTATCCTGATCAATAACATTTGCATTTTCTAATGTCACTACACCAGAAGCAAAAGTTATATCACTTGTCCCAACTGTAGCCAATAAGTTATTTGATCCATCACTAACTGTTCCAGATAACTTTAGGTTTGATATAGTTTTGTTAGTTAAGGTATCTGTACTATCTATAGATGGTATTGTGAAGCTTGTACTATCATCATTATGAACCTTTAATCTCCAAGGATCTCCTGCAGTATCTGATTTAAGGACTGTGATTTCCCCTTCTGCACCAGTAAATGTAGCATGTTCAGCAGCAGTGCCTCTCCTAAATTGTATACTTACTCCCATTATCTCCTCACTATCATCCTATTTAAGTTTACCCCACCAGTTATAGAAGCAGGGTTTAATGGTTCAACACGATGAGCATCTGCTATAAGTTGCATTTTCTTATTCATAAAGTATCCACTCTTCTCAACATTTCTTAAATCATGCTCTTTTAAATATGCTCGTTCCAATGTGCCATACGTAAGTGCATCAACCCATACCGGATCTATATCACAAGTAATTTTATAATCAGTATCTGCAACAACAAACACGTTATCCCCGTTAGTAATAGTTTCTTCTGTAGCGTCAAAAAGTAATGATGTATTATTATCATCAACTAAATCTGTTGACGTACCTACTATCCACCCTTGCAGTGTTGTTACTATTTTCCTTACTACAGGATTAGAAGGTGCTGTCGTATCTGAATATTGATATGGAACCTCATCACTCATTCTAGGGGGGCGTGATGTGCCTGTTAACTTTAATGTTACCTCCTCAGTGGGTATAGGCCAAACAGTTATAATACCAGAAGACCTCTGGTCAATTACAAGGGCTTGCGGTGTACCTGTAACAGTTGTCCAATCTTCTACATAATTCCATAATGGATTACCAAATATCTGTGTTACAGAATACTCACCTTCCTTCGTGGTAGCTGGGAGCCTTCCCTCTGAAGAAAGCTTTTTCATTTCAGAGGTTGTAACAACTGGTAACTCTCTACCACTTAATGAACCTCCACTTATATCCATAAGCGTAGAAGGAAGTGCTACCTTATAATTAGTAGCACTAATAACTACATCACTATCTTCTACAGGTAACCTAATAGTCCTTACAAGATCTAAAACTGCATCATGAATATAATTATTTAATTCAGTCTTTGTCCAGCGAATATATTCTGTATCCTGAAGAACAGTCGTTACCCGTGACCTAATATCAACCAAATCAATCATGCAACTTCAACTCTTTCTAACTGTGCATTAACCTTATCCTTATCAACATTAGATGAATCAGGAGTTTTCAATACCTGTACGTTATATCTACAAACATCATAACCAACTAATGGTGAACCTTCCTGTGCCTGATGATACTTTCTTTCAACTGCATCCATAATCACATTAAAATGACCCGGAGGAATTGCCCTGCGAGAATTTCTAGGGAACCTCATTACCCAGTCATTCCATGTAATTGTAACTGGCCCCATCTGAGATGGATCATCACCATACCCAATTACTATAACTCCCCAACCCTCAGGTGTTTTCAAATCCTTCCCAACCTCCATAGCCATATCATTCTGGAAAGTTTTATGTACAGATACATTCTTTCTACGACCTGAATCGTACATTGGACTGTTAATCTGATGACCATATTCTCCTGTAGGAAGTAATCCTCCTGCTAATTCACCACTCATGTTGTTGCTCTCGTTTTAATGAAAAATAATATTCTGCCAGAAGTAGGAGGATCACTGCCTCTTAATCTGACTGTTAATCGAATCGTTTTATTAGATCCGTCCGGTGGAAGAAACATGGACTCTGGACGCTGCTGAAACGAATATGGTTCCTGCGGCAACCCAACCCATTTTAAATATAACTCCCTTTCTTCCTTTACTCTGCTCACCCTCCCTACACATATATCTGCTGCTACACCTAAGAATGGTTCAGTCAATACAACTGATATTCTTTCCGGTAAAGTATTCGGATAAAGATAGTGATCAAAGTAAGCATTGGTAATCAGAGTATCATTGCCACCATTAAAACTCTGATGGTTAATTTCAATTATACTTGTTTCCCTTATTGCTTCTGAGACAGGGGCAGGCGGAACCCACCCCTGAAATCGTTGTGTCATTCACCTCTATTAACTAATAGTGGATGCTCCACACTCGATACGATACAGCCAGTCTTCATTGAGGATCTGGCAAGCATACCAGCTCTTCCATCCAACTGAACCCGATTGCCCCAAAGGATCAGTAACTGCCGGTTGTGGCATTACGACCTTAGGAATCACAGCATCATAACCAGAGAGTGACACACACCCTATGCATTCTGCTGAGAAAATAACAACAGGATATACCTGTACAGTATTCCCTGATGGATTAGTAACAAGATTTAATGAAGCAATTGCTGCACCAATCTCTGTTGCTGCTCCTGCTTCAGCATAATTGCTAGTATCAGCTACAGTACCAGCCGTACTACCAAATGATTGGCCTGTATGACCGGGCACATAGCCACTGGTTTGAGTTTCAAGAATATTCGTATCTATCATCTCTGTTCCATCAGGTGTTTTACTAAATGGAGCTGCTTGAGTTGTAAGTACGAATCTAATAACTCCAACACTTCCGAGTTCTCCCGGTAACATTTGCTGACCATTATTACTGTACTTCACATAAGGAATGAAACCCGGAAGCTTCTCAATATCCTTACGTAAATCAGTATGACCTACAGCAACATATGCTTCAGGTACTGGTTCAGTATTATATTTGGGAGATGGAGTCATCTGCTTCGCAATCTTGCGAGCTTCATTATACTCCAATGTTCGGACTGCCGTATCAAGGATATTAGTAGATGAACCAGTAGTATCACCAGCCGTTCCACCAATCTCCGCATCTACTGTTGCACGTGAAGTACCACCAGCATATGCTGCCTGAGTACCTGCTCGTGCATGTAGAAAAGTAATGAAGTCCATCAGCTCGGCAGCCTGAATTGATTGCCGTTCTGTGACTTGCTGAATAATAGGATCAGTCGCTGCTGCAACCAAAACATCAGTGGTGGCAACGTATGAACCATATTGGTTCAACTTTACCTTGATGATTGTCTGCAACAATGTGTCGGCTGGGGGCTTAACACCTTCAGCCAATGGAACAAGAGGTAGTGCGAATTTTTCAAAACGCTTCCATCTAACCTCCAGCCCCTCCTTCTGAGCCTTCGTTTCCTTCTGTGCAAACCGAGCCATTATCATGGATCGTTTCGCTATTGACAGGAATTTTTTTTGGATCTTAAATGCTTCCGTCTCATCGAGGGAACCATATTTCATGGTTCCGCCCATGCTACTTACACCCGTAGCACCTCTGTTAGCATTTGACCCACCTGTCGTCCAAGTTGTAGCCATTATCTTACTCTATTATATTGTTAAAAAATTTAGTTAATGTAGAGCAAGAACTAGAGACTAATCGGGCATTGCATTAAATAACGCTTCACCTGTAAGTCCCTGTGCAGGATCTGTAGTTGTGGCCTGAGGTTGCGAAGACCCCATTAATTGGGAGGCTTGTTGCCTTCTTAGATCTTGACGATCATTTCCAATATATGGTTGGTCACCCTGCATACTCAAGTACATTTGAATCACTTGAGCTTTTGCCTCATTATCACCTTGAGTCATACCCAGCCTACGCATTGAATCTTCATTCACCCAATCTATAAAGGGTCTATCATCTTCAATTGCAGGCCATACTCCAAACCCAAGTTTACTATCAAAATACGATTGCTGCGATATTGCATTATACTTTTGATTTAATGCACTTATCGGTTCATCGTATTTATTTTCTACATACCTATTGATCTTGTCTTCTACATCATCAATCTGTTGTTGCTTAAACTGACTCAATTGCCTTTTAACCATTCGTTCTGCTAATTTCTCTGAAGTTTTCATAACCTCAGGGAAATCTTCCATCACTCTTTGGTCGTCATCAGAAAAAAAGTTTTCATCAGAATAGGGATCAGGTCTTTGAGTTTGTAAATTGATTTCCGTTTCACGCTCAAGGACTGCAAGTCTAGCTCGCAATTCCTGATTTTCCGTATCCTTATCTTTCTGAGCACTAAAAGCACGATCTGCATGTGGCCTTAAATCCTCATAACTTTTTGTTACTGAATCTAGTTTATTTTTTAATTCGGCAATCTCATCTTCTCTTGCCCCTTCGTTACCTGCTTGAGAATCAAGCATTTCTCCTTCAAAAGGAGGTGCTTCTTCTTGCATGTTTTACTCTTCGTTATGGGTTAGTACGTTTCGAATAAAATTATCAAGGTCAAGAATATTCTTGATTTCTTTAATTTCACCAATCAGTACATTAAAGGAGGCTACTTCCTTTCCGTCATAGAGGGGCTTCTCAGAGAGTCTATCCTCTTTCCGTCTAAGTCTGTCCTCAAAAAATTCAGAGAGCTGGTTCCATCTGGGATCTTCCCTCAGTGTTAGGAGGTGCTCCAGCTTCTCCCTGTCCAGACGCACCTTGTGCTGCCTGTTCTTGTTGTTGATTCTGAACATCTTGTTGTTGTTTTTGTGCCTGAGCTTCCTGTTGCTGACGTTGCATCTCCTCTAATAACAATAAGGATGTTTGCTGCAATAATTCAGGCAGGTTCTCTGACAACATTAAATCCCCTTCTTTTATTTTTGCCAGCCTTTCTTGTATGATTCCCTTTCGTATATCGGCTGCTACTGCTTTCTTCTCATCTACAAGAGCCTTGTCCTCGTAACTTTGATTCTCCATCTCCATCTGCTGTTGAACTTGCTGAATGGTGGAAGCTTTTTCCTGCTCAGCATCTTCAGCAACTTCATTCTCAGATTTTATCAATCCATCTATTTCTAATCCTAACCCAGCTTTTAAAGGAACGGCAAGCTTTTCAAAATTAAATCGACCCCGCATTTCAGGAACTTGGCCCACAACCTGTATTAATTGTAATACCTGTTGTATCGTAACTTCCTTTGCCATGAAGGTATCATAGCTTTTTGCTTGGCAAAGGAAGTCGCCTTTAATAGACATGTCATCTGAATCCGCCATCAACCAATAATATATGGCAGATACATTTGCATTAACTAAACTATTTAATGACCTTACTACTGACGTAGTTAATTTGTTTTGATTTTCATTCAGGATCTGCATTCCTGTAGCAGTCTTAGTTTGGTACTGTGCACCACTACCCATACCTATAGGTGTTTGCCCTGAAGATAAATCCGTATTCCTTTCTACTATTCTAAGTAAGTCTACTAATCCACTTGTTACATCTGGCACTAACACTGGTTTAAAAGCGTCATTAACGCTTTCACCAGTCTTCATTCTGAATATCTTACCGGGGAATACATCATAGAAATCATCCTGAGTACTATCAAAAGCATTAGGGTTTATTGCAAACATAGGCTGAGAAGCCATTGTTTTCCCTTCTACAATCATTCCATAAATAAAATTGACCATAGACTGGTCATCACGGATAGCTTCGTATATTCCACTACCCCATATACTATCCTCCTGTTCTTGCCA